ATATGGCACACTTTGCAGAATTAAAACAAGAAACAGATAAATTTGATAGCTCAAAACAAAATTGGGTTGTTCAAAGAGTTGTAGTTGTAGGTAATGATGTATCTACAGCAGCGGGACCTTTAGGAGAAAATGATATGCACGTTGATGGTGAAACATGGTGTGTTAATTTTTTTAAAGGTGGAACTTGGAAACAAACTTCTTACAATAATAATTTTAGAAAATTATATGCAGGAATTGGAACTACTTATGATTTTTCAAAAGATAAATTTATAGTGCCACAACCTCATGCATCATGGTCACTAGATGATAATGATGATTGGCAAGCACCAGTCACATATCCTTCAATCACAGAAGAAGGTGATGTAAGATATTTTACAAGATGGAACGAATCAAAATATAATGCTGACAACACTAAAGGTTGGGAAGCGACTAAATCAGACGACACAGCGGAAACACCAACAGTTTACGATTGGAATGGCACAGCTTGGGTGTCCGCATAGGAGGACACAATGCCAAGAAGTAAATCTGGCTCAGCAAATGGTGGTGTAATAGGAGTTTCTAACAAAAGTTCTTTTGGAACAGATAAAGTTACAACACAAACATCTAGTGGTAATCTTACAACACAACCCGGCACAAGGATAGTTGATGCTTTTGTAGTTGGTGGCGGTGGATCTGGTGCCTCGGATAGAGGAGGTGGTGGAGGTGCTGGTGGTGTTAGAACAATTCAAAATATACCTGTATGTGGAAACACAGCAGTTCCAATAACTATTGGTGCTGGAGGTTCAGCGGTTCCAGGACCAGGAGCAAATGGAAACGCAGGAAATGTTACAAACATATTAAGTTCATGTTATCAGTCAGCAGGTGGAGGACAAGGAAGATTTGCTTCATGTGCACCAGCTATTGATGGAGGATCTGGTGGTGGTGGATTTGCAAGTTTAGCAGGTGGTGAAGGTAATCAACCACCGGTAACTCCGCCTCAAGGTAATCCAGGTGGTGGTTTTCCAAGTGGAAATCCAAACAAATTATTTGGTGGTGGTGGAGCAGGTGCTGCAGGTGGCGAAGCATGTGGACCTGCAGGTGCTGCAGGTGGTGCTGGAGTTTGTGTTCCAGCTACTTTTCCATCTCCTATTACTGCAGTTGGTGGCGGTGGTGGTTCTGGTAGTGACTCTTCACCAAATCCAGGTGGTGCTGGAGGTGCTGGTGGTGGTGGAGCTGGAGGGACAAGACCTGGTGCAGGAACAGCAGGCACAGCGAACACTGGTGGTGGAGGAGGATCAGCAGGTGGTGGACCAACTAATGATAACTCTGGTGCAGGTGGCTCTGGAGTTGTAATCGTAAAAGAATTAAATAAAGCGAGTGGTGTGTGGTCAATGCAAAGTCAGTTTCAAGCAAAAAAATGTGGAACATGGCCTAAACCATCATTCCAAATAAACTATTTAGTAATCGCTGGTGGTGGTGGCGGTGGAGGTGGTAGCTCACCTGACTTCTCTGCTGGTGGTGGAGGTGGAGCTGGTGGTTATAGACATACTACAGCTAATTTATTTGCAGGTGGAACATTTGCAGTAGTAGTTGGTGCAGGTGGAACTGGAAGACACGTTTCAACTTGTACAGGTTGTGGATCTGCATCATCCTTTGATGCAAGTGGATCATTAGCACTATCAACAACAGGTGGTGGTTCTGGAGGTTCAACAACACACCCAAGTATACCATCAAGCGCTAGAGGACCAGCGCAAAATGGTGGATCTGGAGGTGGTGGATCAGCTGATAACCCATCACAACCAGGTGGAGCTGGAAATAGAACAGCAGGAACATCCTCACCATCTAGCCCTGCTCAAGGTAATCCAGGAGGAACTGGAGGACCAGGACCAGGTGGATCTGGTGCTGGAGGTGGTGGAGCTGGCGCTGTTGGAGCTGATGGAGCTGGACCAAATGGTTGCGCTGCTGGTGGAGCTGGTGGAGCAGGATCTTCTGCTTGGCCTGGTGACTGTACAACAAGAGCCGGTGGTGGCGGTGGAGGTGGTGGAGGACCAAACTCTGCTGGAGGTCCACCTGGACCTGGAGGCGCAGGTGGTGGTGGAACTGGTGGAGCTGGAATTCCAGGAAGACCTGTTGATCAAAATTCTGTTGCAGGAACTGCTAACACTGGTGGTGGTGGAGGTGCTGGTGGTGGTGATTTTGGAGGTGGTGCAAATGGAGGATCAGGAACTGTATTAGTAAGATTTCCAGGTAGCATATCTGCTAGCGTTACACCTTGCACAAATAGTATAGCGTGTGTTCCAGGACCTTCTACAGATAAAGTAGCAACCTTTACAGTATCAGGAAATTTTGTCATAAGTTAATTTTTAAAAGGTTGATTATAAATTTTAATTTGATATAAAAATTAAAGTGGTATGAAAGTAAAAAGATGAACTTAACAAATTATTATTGGTATTTTCAATCAGCAGTTCCTTCTAGGATTTGTGATGAGATTGTAAAATATGGTAAATCATTATCTGATCAAATGGCTTTAACAGGTGGACTAGGAGCTGATCCAAAAAAATTAAATAAAAAACAAGTTGCAGATTTAAAACAAAAAAGAGATTCTAATATTGTTTGGATGAATGATAGATGGATATATAAAGAAATACAGCCGTACGTACATCAAGCAAATGCAAATGCTGGTTGGAATTTTCAATGGGACTTTAGTGAATCTTGTCAGTTTACAAAATATGAAAAAGGTCAGTATTATGATTGGCATTGTGATAGTTGGGATAGAGTATATAATCAACCTAATACTCCATCACATGGTAAGATAAGAAAATTATCTGTAACACTTACCTTATCAAATCCAAAAGATTACAAAGGTGGTGAATTAGAATTTGATTTTAGAGACAAAGATCCTGATAAAAAACCTAATATTAGAAAGTGCACAGAAATATTACCAAAAGGTTCTTTAGTTGTATTCCCTTCATTTGTATGGCATAGAGTTTG